TTCTAGCTCGGCATAGTGAATTTCATCATGTGTATTTATATCAATTATTACAGGTAACTCATCTAATTCTTCAACACTAAAATAATCAAACTCTAATTCATCTAACTCTGTACCCAATAATATATTAGAAGTAAGTGTGGTATCACTATGGTCAATGTAATTAAGATCATATTCATTTTCGTTCCCCTCTAAAGTGAGGGTGTCGTAGTCAATAATGGAAAAATCTTCAACACCCTCTAAGTCAATAGGTAAAAAATACTCATTATCGTTATCTAAAGTAAAGGAAAAACCAAAATTTATTTCATCTTCATCATATCCTAGTGTATGTAAATCATCACTAAAACCTGTAAAATCTGTTGAAAAATCTAGTGTTTCTTCTGTCAAGTCAAATATGTCATCACTAAGATTATAGGTATCACATAAATCGGAATAATTTTGGTCTGTTAGACATTCACTTGACAGATTTGTAAAACTTTCATCAACGACTACTGCGGTAGTCAAACTAAATTCTTCTAGTTCTAATGATGTGGAATTAGTATCATCATACCAAAGATACTCCACATAATCAGTCATGCTATATTGCAAACCAATACTGGCATCATGTTGGTCAATATTAACCTGTTCGTATAAAAATTTTATTTCATTTGTCGTTTCATATAAGATAACCTCAAATGTTGATTTTCTTCCATTGGAATATTCTGACACATTATCCCACATGACAACAAAATATTGATTGGTGTCTGATGTATTACCGAATGTTTGATAGTAAGGAGATTGGTTGCCGCTTGACCGCCTTATAAAATCGGAATGTAAAGGTTTAATACTATTATTATAACCTGCACTTGGAAACTGCTCAGATAAATAATTTCTTCTGCGTGTTACATCTGAATTGAATTGAGTTACAGAATTAAAAGTTAAAAATCCATTCATGGCAACTGTAACATTATTGTAAGTGTTATCGCCAAATGTAAAATCAAAACCAATAGCAACATTTTTAATGCCATCATCTGATAAAGATAATCCTGTGCCAGTTTGTGATATATCAATTAAAGCGTCTGTACCGACTGTGAATGTATTAGCAAGTGTTGATACACTAAAGAATAATAAAAAGATTAATCTAAACACAACTTATGCTTTTTATATTTTGGAATACGACAAAACTTTTCTTTCTTATATGCTTTTATTTCATAGTTATTATGATTGTATTCATGTTTAATAAGTTCCCAGTCAGGTCTATCTTGTGGGTTTTCTTCCCATGCTATTCTTGCTTCCTCACCTATCTTACCTTTATATGGGCAGCTAGTCCCCGCATGAAGCATCGCTTGATGAGTTCTCCCACTAGGATCTCCACATAACATAGCAACCGCTGCAACTTTCATTCCCATACGAAAAAGTGAATCTGCTAATTTCAAGCGTTCACAGTTTTCATCACGAACTGATTTACCAGCTGACACACCAAAGATTTGAGTTTGAACTGCCGCACTAGCCCCTGTAGTACAGAGGTCTTGGGAGTAGCTTGGTGAAAAAGTTGGAGAAATTGCAGAACTCGGAGGTGACTTAATATCTTGTTTTACTCTTTGTGTTGAGTCATTAAAATTTCTATTTAGATTTTCTGAATTGTTTTGGTTTACATTTTCGGTTTTTATAGATGACTCACTAAAAGAGTTATTAAAATTATTATTGGTATTGTCGGTAGAAATTACTGAGCTAGAAACTTGGTTTATATCAGATTGATTGACCTGATTGATAGACGACACAGAATTTTGATTTATGGTATTGTCGATAGATTGATTTTGATTAATCGTACTGTTAATGGTTTGTGTTTGATCTATAACGCTAGACGAGGTGCTTGTAGAATTAGATGTAGAGTTGACTGTGCTAGAGGACACTTGATTTATATTGCTAGTTGAATTGGTCGTCTGATTGATGACAGAATTATTATTGTTATTGTTGGTCTGAGTTCCAGTACTATTGATTGTCTGATTTTGAGTTATGTTTGAGTCCTCAGCTAACACATAACCAAAGAAGCCAATCGAACAAAAGATAATAATGTATTCTCGTAACTTATTCATAACGAAACAATAAATGATTTGTTATTTCATTGTAAGGGTAACACATGAACCCAAAGAAAAACCCCCTAAGTTTTTACACAAAGGGGGTAACTAAGAATGGAGGTCTAATGAACTTTGATCATTAAACTTTCTTAAATATAATTAATAAATAAATTTAGTCAACACGAAGAATTATTACATGATTAAATATGTCTTGACTAATAAGTTCATTAATAGTAAAAAGATAAATGTCTAACAAAAGGAGAAGAAAATGAACTTCAAGCAATATCTTAGTGAAAGAGGTGAAACAGTTTATTCTATTGCCAAGAAAGATGGTTGGAAAGAACTTGGAACAGAGCGGCAAATATATCGGTGGGCTGAGGGTCTTAGTATTCCTAATGTAAGGAATATGAAAATTATTTGTCACGATTTGACCGACAACCTAGTTGACCCAAATAGTTTTTTTATAAAAGCATGGGAACGCATGGAGCAAGACCATGAGTAATACTGAACCATTTATTGTAAACATAACAGGTGAAGATATAGCAAATGAAGATCGGTTAGCGTCTATTTTTAGTGCTAGGTGGAAATGCACTATGAAAAAAGAGGACACCATGCACCCTATTGACTTTTCCTGTTGGAGAATCGCTGAGCCAAAAACTATTATTGATGAAGATGGGTTAGAAAAAGTTTTAAATCCAAAAATGGAATTAAAGGCATGGGCTGAAACACGAGTTCGTGGTCATAAGTTTGGTGACTTTCCCACAATATATTTAGCATTGAAAAAATTTATGTTTGCTAAAGATGTTATTAACAATTTTGGTAAGCCTTGTTTCTTTATAGTTGAGTGGAGTGATGGAACTATTGGTTATGCAGATTTATCAAAGGTTGACGCAACAGCTGATGATTTTTTACATTATCAAAATGTAAGTAAAAGAAATCAAAAAAGGGATATAGGTACAGTTGTTGAGATAAATATTGACGACTTTTCGATCATACAACATGGTTATAATGGTTTGTCCTGATGACAATAAATATAACAAATGAAGATTGTATGGAGCTGATGGCTCGGTATGAAGATAATTATTTTGAATTAGCTATTGTTGACCCACCTTATGGAATTAATGAAGATGGAAAATCAAACCATAACAGAGGTAAATTAGCTGTATCAAAAAAATACAATATTAAAAATTGGGATAAAGAACCTGAAACAAAAAAGTTTTTTTCAAAATTAAAGAAAGTATCAAAAAATCAAATAATTTTTGGAGCTAATCATTTTATAGAAAATATACCATATTCCAATAGTAGTTGTTGGATTGTTTGGAATAAACTTAATGGTAAGACAGATTTTGCTGATTGTGAGTTAGCTTATACAAGTTTTAAAACAACAGTAAGAATGTTTACATTTCGGTGGCAGGGAATGTTACAAGGTGATATGAAAAATAAAGAAGTTAGAATACACCCAACGCAAAAACCAATACAACTGTACCAATGGTTATTGGAAAATTATGCTGAACAAGGTGATAAAATATTGGACACACATCTTGGGTCAGGTAGTATAGCTATTGCCTGTGATAAATTGGGATATGATTTAACCGCTTGTGAAATAGATAAACAATATTATGATATGGCTATGCAAAGATTAAAAGAACATCAAAAACAATTAAAATTATTTTAGGAGGATAAAATGGAAAAAAAATTAGCGTTTATGAATGTGCCAGTTAGCGATCTTGTGAACATACAACATGATTGCGGTGCGGCTATTGCAAAGGATTTATACATACTTTTTATTGAGTTATGGCGTAGAGATTGTGAACCTTTACCGATAAATATTGCTCAAAAGAAACTAAAAATTAATATAAATCGACTAAAAAAATGTGCAAATGATTACCCAAACTATGTAAATTTTGACGATAATTGCATAGAAAGTGAATTTATTTTTACATTTTTTAATCAAAATTTAAGGAAGAAACAAAGTCGTGAAAACTGGAATGAAAAACGAAGAATGTTAAATAAACAACAAGATACAATAAACAGTTCAACCGATTTAAAGGCTATTATTAACAATGAAAAATAAACGCAAGCGTTTTACAATGCGTTGTCTAATAAAGAAATAAAGAAATTAAATTAAACTAAATAAATAAATAAATAATAAAAAGGTAACTAAACATGAATGAAATTGAACTAGAACTAAATGACAAACATTGGTCATTGATAAAGGAAAAGAATTTAGACTATCATCAACAAAGACGACTATTCTTTGAATGGCATGAGGATAAAAAGAAAGTTCGGAAGAATTATAATTTAGCATTTTTGAATTGGCTAAAGAAAGCTGCACCAAAGCCTCCATATAAAAAAAAACTTTCCCAATCTAAAATAGTTGATGATATAATAACAAAATTAAAAAGCGGAGGGTGGAATGAATAACATACAAAAAAACATAGGTTTTAAAACACGCTGTGATGCTATTGCTGAGGTGTTTTTACAAAAGGGTCTATTGGCAACTTATTCTTTAGGGAATAAATCAAGAGAAGATAGTGAGATGTTTATTAAGGACACAACATTGTTGCTTAATGAAAATATCCCTAACCATGATAATTTACGAGAATTTGAAAAATATTTAAACGATCTTAAAAAGTATATTATCACTAACTTTAGTTCTGACTTTATGCCTAACACAAGTCGGTTAATAAAACTTTTAAAACAATTTAATAAGACGATTGATAATCAAAAATATGCAGGTTTAGGTGAATTGTTTAAGTATGATAAATGGGAACTACCTAAAGGCACTAATATTGCACAAAGCGGTATTATTTATGATGATGACTTTAAACGAGAATGGTATGATACATTTCCCAATGAAACACCTTTAGCCTGTAAGTCTTTTGTTATGCCAATACATAAAGGACAAAGGGTCTTTGGAGATTATCGACACATAATGAAACTGATAAAGATGGGCTTACCTGTTAAACACACAATAGATGAAAAGGATATGCAATTTGAAGAAAGTCGCACCTACTAAGGAACAACTACATAATCCTGATAATGTTTTTGTTTTAGAAGAAACAATTAAAGCTGGAATAAAACGACTACGAAATCGTGGCTCTACTGTTTACGATAGATATTATGCTAGAAACCAAATTAATATAGATATGCACAATGCAGCAACCTTGTATTATACCCATTATTTTTTAGGACATGAACGCACAACAACAATAGTTAAATATGGTGAACGATTAGGTGAGGGGTCAGTACCAACATTAACAAGCAACGAGTATCAGGAACATCATAGACAGGTTTATGAAAAAGCACGACTATCCTTGCCGAGAAGATTACGAGGATTTATTGATGATATATTATTATATGATGTAGATGTAAGATCGGCAGCAAAGAAGATAAATCGTAAAGCCAATAGCGGCTTTGATTTATTCTGTGAATGTTTACACGCTTTAGTGGATTACTTTTTATACGATACTAAGGATTAATGTAGAGTATCATGTAACAAAACAATGATACTCCTACACTAACTAATATTAAACCCAACAATAATTCATAAAAAAAGTTTTTCATTATTTGTCACCTTTAAGATAGCTTGGGTCATAACCTATTTTCTTATAAATAGCATATAATGATTTAAGGTGTTGTCTGTATCTTTTTATATAATTTTTATCAGGTACAACATCAGTTAGAGCCTCTTCTAGTATATTTTGTGATGTTTCTATATCAGTTCTAATAGCTAACTCTAAGCTGCTTTGTTGTAACTCTGTTAAGGTAATTTGTGTTTTCATTTTTATCTCCATTTCTTACATTATTAATATTACATTTATGACAAATAATGTCAATAGATTAAATACAATTAATTACATTTTTTTGACATAATTAAATAAATCGTGATACATATTAAACAATGACTTAGTTATTTTATTAATTGGAATAGGGGTAGCAAGTAAGAAAGGTTTGGATTTTTATGGTCAAGGAAGCAAATAAAAGCGATTTAAACAACAAAACACCAGTAAAAAGGGGTAGAGGTCGCCCTAAAGGAAGTGTCACTAATAAACAAAAACAAGGGGCTTATAACATCTTTAAACGCAGCTTTGGGTATGCTTTAGATGAAATGGCAAGTCGTAAGGATAAACCATTACACGATCTTATTAATGACGCTTTAACGAATGATATAAGGGATATAAGTAAGTTTGCGTTCTTATTCCCACAGCAGAACCAGCTTAACATAAAAGCAGATAGCTTAGTTAAGTCCATAGGAGTAGTAGCAGACCGCATTAAAGATTATAAAAGGGAAGAAAGACTAACTAAAGCAAAGACAATAGATGTGACCCCAACTAAAATAGAGGAATAGGCTAAATAGATATAATTATAGGCATTTTAGACCCCCCCCTTGATTTGTGTGCCGCCCTTTAGTGTAATAATAATTATACCCCTACTTTAACCCCTTTAAAAAAAATTTTTTTGGCATAAAAAAAGGGGGTATCAAAACCCCCTAATTTTATTATGTATTTAACTTACATAGCTAATAATGCTTTTTTAGTAATCTTTTTGCCATCAAGATAAAAAGTGTTTCTAAAAGATGCTGTATTATGTTCCCATTCCCATTTTGCATAATCAATACCATTGTATTTAGTTACAATTTTAACAAGACCTAAACTTGTTACATATTCCTCAAAATGACTATTATTGTTTTCATCTCTATACAATTTACGACTAGCCTCTTTATCAAAATCATGTGTAATTAGATAGTCATTACAATAATCACGAAATTCTGCCATGCTTTCTTCCAAATCTTCCACAATTTTTCTAACATAAGCAGCTTCATATAAAGGCTTACCAAATCTTTCATTTCTTAAATTATTTAATGTATTGATGTGGTCTTTAACACTTTGTACAATTCTATCAACTGTTCTTTGTGAAATTTCACTTGGGTCTAGCCTTTTAATTGGCTTTTGATCTTCTTCGTAAAAATTTTGATTTGCTTGTAATTGTCTTTGCACATCTTGATATACAACTTGTTCACGAATCTTATTTTCGTCACTTGCAAAAATTTCTAATTCACGAACTTTATCTTCGTTAAATTCTGTGTTTATTTCAAGTGGTTGTTTATCGCTGCCATCACATGAGCCAACTCTACCCCAGTCAACAGTAAAACCATGTTCTGCGATCTTACCATCAACCTTGACAGCTTGAACTCTACCGCATGATTGACAAGTACCTTTGTGTGTATGCTTTCTATTTTTAACCATTTTATTTCTCCATTAAGTTAGTTATACCTGTAAATATAATTATAATGACATAATAAGTCAATACCTAAAATATAATTTTTGTAGGTCTTTTTACAAATGCACAATTTAAAAGTTGTCTGCAATTATCGTGTTTTAAAGCGTAATCATCAATAGCCCATGTATCGTCATTTAAGACCGCATCAAAACCAAATCTAAAATCTTTTAGTTCAACATCTAGTTTTGATACCTTGCTTGGTAAAGATAAATTTAAAACAAAGCCTCTATCATCTAAAAACCAAATTTTAATTTGTGTGCCAAAATCATTTGTTTTTCTATAATGATTTATAATTTTGCCTCTAAATGACTGCTTTTCGTCAGATAAAGGTAAATCAGACGCAACAATATATTCTTTATTTTCATAATATCGTTGAACATGGTTATCGTGATCTTCGTAATTAACCCAATCTTCTTTAGTTAAATCAGTTTCCCATTCGCTTAATTTAAAATTAACATTAAAATTATAATTGTTATCACCAATAAAATCTCTAGCTTTTTGTATAGCTTTTTCCTTATCGGTTGATAAAGTTATTACATATTTCCAAACATAAATTAAATTCTGTGCTGAAGCACTATAAACTTGTTTTCTAACTTGTAATGTATAAAAACCATTTTTATTACCTGAACCAATCCTAAATACAGGGTTGCTGCTTATAATATTTGTTTCATCATTCATAATATATCTCCATTCTTATTAATAAATATAGATATACTGACATAATAAGTCAATAGATTTATGAAAAAAATTTGAAAAATATGTGCTTTTTTTTGTTTATGATTTGTTCACGATTTGTTCTTATTTTGTTCTATACTAGATATTGTGTTGACAAACCACCACAAATCACTAAATATGACAAAATTGGTATAGTTATGTCATATCCTCCCTACTAACAACGCAGTAAAAAAAATGGCGACATAGCATTATACCCTTGCAAGGTAGGGGTGGCAGGTTTTTACATACCATTTTCCCCTGTTCACCCCTCATTAAAGGATTATATGGAAAATTTAGAGGACATATTAGAAGAATTAGCGGCAGACCCTGTAATGTTTGTAGAAGCTATGTTGGGTGCAAAACCTGAAAAATGGCAAAAAGAATTTTTATTAAATGTGAGGGATAACCCTAGATGTGCTGTTAAGTCAGGGCATGGTGTAGGAAAAACAGCTGTGTTATCATGGTTAATATTATGGTGGTTACTCACTCGTCACCCATGTAAAGTTGTTTGTACAGCAAATACAGCACATCAATTATCAGATGTGTTATGGGCAGAAGCGAAGAAATGGGGTCGGCAATTACCTGACGCATTTTATCAGCAGCTTGAAATGAAATCGGATAAAATTAATTTAGAGGGTGCAAATGATAGTTACGCTGTGGCTCGTGTGTCAAGGCGTGAAAACCCTGAAGCACTACAAGGCTTTCATAGTGACAATTTATTGTTCATAATAGATGAAGCAAGTGGTGTTGACGATATGATCTTTGAGGTTGGTGAGGGTTCGTTATCTACGCCAAACGCTAAAGTCGTAATGACAGGCAACCCAACACGAACAAGTGGCTATTTCTTTAATGCCTTTTCCGCTATGCGTGATAGATGGACATTACAAACAGTCGCTTGTAAGGATAGTTCGCAAGTGTCCGAAGATTATATTGAGGATATGGCTATT